ACAGTTGGCCAGCGTGTAGCTTATGCCTATCTGATTGCGCTTGAAACCGCTATGCGTGCAGGTGAGATTTGTGCATTACCAAAAAAATATATTTACCTGGATAAAAAATATGTTCATGTTAGAGATTCAAAGAATGATGAATCACGCGATGTACCTTTATCCAGCAGGGCAGTAGAGTTATTTAAACTGGTTCCGGATGGGGTGGGGATCACTTCATCACAGATTGATGCGATGTGGCGTAAAGCGAGGGCAAATACTGAAGGTAAGGTAGTGGATCTAAAGTTTCATGATTCACGCCACCAGGCGATCACGAATCTGGCCAAAAAGTTAAATGTGCTTGAGTTGGCACGGATGGTTGGGCATAAGAACCCAAAAACACTGATGATTTATTTTAATGATACAGCCACGACTATGGCTGACAAGCTAGGTTAGTTTTTAACTAATTTCTTGCAGAATTCTTATTGCATTAACCCCATACTTTTTGCATAGATATGAGTAAGCCTTCATCCGATTACCTATATGAATATAAAATATAGCTATTAGTTTATGTATAAAAATCATGATTTCCACCTTACGCTGCATGCTTTAGTTTACCAGTATTTATTCTGGCCCATTCAATCACGTCAGTTGCAAACCATACCTTGTGACCTTGTTTTGATTGCGTAGGGCTGAATGGTGCCGGGAATGTCGGCATTTTTACAATGCGATCTCGTACCTCTGCATTTTTAAGCTTCAACCAGGTTGCAATATCTTCAGTCGTCCAAAGTTCAGGAGCTTTGCTTACCTTAATGGCACTGGCGCTAGCTTCCATTGCCCTGGCAATGCGCTCTAGGTTTTTTATTAAATCATCTGTCATAATGACCTCGATGTTCTATATGTTTTCGTTAAGTCTGATTTGATAGTGCAACCGCGTTTACGTAATGTATTGGCTAATCTTGCTCTATCATGATGACTACTTGATGCTTGGCCAAGCAATCCAAAATAGCTATTGGCCGTTTCAAATAGCTTTCCTGCCGGTGCTTTTTTAACCTGGTTAATTGCCTCATTTACTGTGCGTATGCGTGTATATCGGCGCCATGGTTTAATTACCTGTCCAACAAAATCAACGCCACGATGTACAGGCTGGAGGATTGTTTTTGTTGGGTTAAGTTTAGCGTTCAGCTTTGCTGGTAAAAATTCGTTGATGTTATCCAATGCACTATTTAGCCATTGTGGAGATTCGTGTAGCAGCACAAAGTCATCTACATAGCGGATATAGTGTTTTGCGCCTATCCGGTGCTTGATGAATTGATCCAATGCGTCCAGATAAATGTTCGCAAAGAATTGCGAGCTTAAATTACCAATTGGCAGCCCTAAACCTGACGGTTGATTTTCCAGTCTTTTATGTACTGGTACGAGCCTAATCTTGTCCGGATCACCTCTTAATTCAAAATTAAGGCGTGGATCATGAAACAGTATCAATTCACCAAGATTTAGCCACCATGGCTCGGTAACTTTGGCGGCAATTTGTTGATGCAATATATTTTTGTCGATAGCTACAAAAAAGTTAGCAAGATCGCATTTCAAATAAAAACATGGCTGGCTCCAGTTTTTGGTGGCGCTCCGTATTTTTGATTCCAGACGTCTAGCTGCGTAAAGTGTTCCGCGTCCTGGTATGCAAGCGCAACTATCAGCAATGAATGATGCGTAAAAGCGTGGTGAAATACGGTTATAGAACAGGTGATGCACGATGCGATCTTTGAAAGCAGCCGCCCATACCTCACGAGGTTTTGGGCGTGTTATCACAAAGCAGATTGATTTACCTGGTTGATAGGTATTAGTTTGCAATTCATCGTAAAGCTGAGTTAGGTTGCGCTCCAGATTTTGTTCAAATGCCAGAGCGCTTGATGTATTACGTTTACGTTTCCTACAATCAAAATAGGCTTGTACAAGTTCCTCAAAAGTAGGTTTGTCATGATCTGCGGACAGCACGGGCACGGAGCTCGTTATTCTTGTTCCAATTGTTCTGGTTTCCATTGTTGAAATTCTGATACCAGGCATAACTAGAGTCGGAGTCGTGCAGCGTTGTATTTTGCTATCTACGTTGCCGCGCCGAAGGCTTTCACCGATCAGCGAGGTAACTGCGCTGGACACGTTCTGATGACTATCAGCGGTCTCCATGATGCGCATGGCGGTAGCCTTTTGAGCTAGCGGCAAAACCAGATTATGATTTCGTACAGTCATATTGGCCTTAACCATTATGAAGCAGACGAGGCGGCGCGGCGCCATCCATTGGCTTGCTTGCCAATACTGCTGGTGAGTTCAATGGCTTTTGCATACTGGCCAGTTGAAATCAGGCGTTTGTCACGCGATAGGCGTAGCAATAAATCAGACACCTGAAGCCGCTCGATGAGTGAGATAAGATGCGCTGTTTTTTCGTGTGACACATTGGCTCTAAATATAAGCGTAACAATCTCTACGCACTCGTCGCGCAACTTACCACCGATGCTTTGTTTAAAGTCTCGTGGCATGTTTTTCGATAAGTCAGTGATCACGTCCAGTAGGTCGTAAGCGACTTTATAAATAGGCAGGTTGGTGTGGATGGCCATGTTAATAAAAAATAACTAATGATTAAATAACTAATCTGCGGACAGCACGGGCACGGAGCTCGTGATTCTTGTACCAATGGCCCTGGGTTCCAAAGCCGAAATCCTGAAACCAGGCATAACTAGAGGCGGAGTCGTGCAGCGTATTACTCCAGTACGCTCTTTGGTCAAATTTGTCTTTGTGCTGGTTAAATAGTAGGGCTTGCTCTACACGGTTTGGCAGGTCTCCGCATTTTTCTTTTGCCCAATCTACAGCTTGTTGCCAGGTAACGTTGTCAACATCACCATCCAGCAGAATAATGTGATTGCCGGTACCGTCCGGATTGATAATTGCACCGGCATAGATTTCGCCTTCTTTCAGTTCTGGTATTGTGATTTGTTTCATTGGGTTTCTCCTTTATGGTGGGTTGGTTATGCTTTAGCTTTAACAAGGTCAAGGTAGATCTGCAGCGTATGTGCTGCTTTCTCAATATCGATGTGGCCACCTTTATCTTCTTCACGTGCTAGGTACGCAATGACAGTACCTTTGGCAAATCCTTTTAATTCTTCAGGCGTCAACCACTTATCGAGTACTTGCCATGGTTGATATATGCCTAGTTTTTTATAATGATCTCCACCCACCTGAATATCTAGCGCGCTGTTTTTTAATGCTTCATCTATACCTGCTTTAATGTTAGCAACAGCATCAGATGTTTCATTAGTTGAGTCGATTGCTTCAATCAGGTTATCGACCATGCTTCCAAGGCAGACAGTTGGCATCGCTGCCGGTGGTGATTTAGGCGTATCGTCGACTGCCTGTGCTGTGATTTCTTCGGTTGGTTTTTTCTCTGTGGCAACTACTTTAAGTGATGGTGATTCATAGAGAACGTTTGTTTGTGGCTTATTCCAGTATATGTATAGACCTGCGGATCCATTTGGCGAGACCTTACGAAAAATCTTTCCAGCTTTATACAATTGACTAAGCGCCGTACTGACATCTTTACTAGCATCGAATCCCTTGCATAGATTGAATAGCTGAGCTGATGTCATCGCATTGGATTCATCTTGAGGTAAGTGCGTTAGTACTTCATCGTAGTTTGACATTTATTAAATCCTCGTTGGTTTACGCTGGCTAATGCCAGCGTTATGTTTATGCGTCTGCGTTAGCAGACTCCTTTTGTTCTTTGCTCTTGGCTCTTCTGGCACGTTTGGCCAGTTCTTTGTCTTTGATTTCCTGCAACTTAGGCGAGAGCGCTGGTTTTTCATCAGCGGCGGCAGCCGTTTCTACGGTTAATTCTTGCGCAAGCGCAGCAGGATTAGGGGTAAGGGGCAGTTCTGCGGTTAAAAATTGCGATACATCGAGGCCAATATTGCCAATAAAGCTGATGAGCCGGTCATAATCTTCATCATTATCATTAGGCGATTCCCATCCGAACCC